GGTTACATTGGAACTTTTTGACAAAAAAGGACGTGTTGACTGGAAGGATCTTGAGAAAGAAGCACCAGAGTTATTTGGCGAAGCAAGAAAAGTTTTGCCTCGCAAAGGCGGTGCAGGTGCAGGCGCAAATGATCTACCCGCAAAGTCATCCAATATGAATAATTGGATCCGTGAACAAGCGGGAAAAGGTTCAATAACACAACCATAAGGAGATTACTATGCCTTACAATTCAAACATTACCCGCGCGGATGCTGATGCTCTTATCCCCGAGGAAGCATCTCGCGAAATCCTTCAAGCAGTACCGGAAGGTTCTTCTGTCATGCGTATGGCAAGACGTTTGCCTAACATGGCTGCTGGTGTCCGTCGTTTGCCTGTGTTGAGTGTTTTGCCTCAAGTGTACTTCGTTGGTGAAGCAGGGAGAACACCTCAAACATTTGATGAAGTCAAACAGACCGCAGAAGCCGCATGGGAGAATAAATATATCTATGCAGAGGAAATTGCCTGTATCGTTCCAGTCCCCGAAAATGTTCTTGACGATGCCGACTATGATATTTGGGAGGAACTTCGTCCCCAAATCGTTACAGCAATTGGTGCAAAAATTGATAGCGCCTTGATTTTTGGTACTTCAAATGTCGATGTCCCTGTCAATTGGCCTGATGGTGTACTGATTGGGATGCCTGCTGGGCATCTTCTCCAGCTTGGGGATGTTGGTGATCTTTATGATGACATTTTCGGGGTTGGTGGCGTAATTGCTCAGGTTGAGGAAGATGGCTTCCTTGTCAATGGACATGTTGCCGCTTTATCTCTGCGCGCAAAGCTTCGTGGTTTGCGTGATGGCGGTACAGGTTTGCCTTTGTTTGTTCAGTCGATGCAGCAGGCAACCCAGTACGCACTTGATGGTAACCCTGTGCAATTTCCTAAGAATGGTTCATTTGATCCTGTTCAAGCCCTTTTGCTTTCTGGTGATTGGGACCAGCTTGTATTTGCTATTCGCAAGGATATTACCTACAAAGTGTTGACCGAAGGCGTTATCACTGATACATCGTCACCCCGTCAAATTATCCACAATCTTGGTCAGGACGATATGATTGCTTTGCGTGTGACGTTCCGCATGGGTTGGCAATTACCAAATCCTCTTAATCGTATCAACGCCAATGCCGCAACACGTTATCCATTCGCCGCTCTTGCTCCTGTTGGTTCGTAACATCATTCATTGGATGGGACATGGTACCTATATCTGCAATTGATCCAGAAACAAAAGTCGACTTTTATGCTGGCAACGATAAGAGTTATAGAAACCTTGTCCCTCTATGGAAGGCTTTAGATGGGAGGCGTGGCACTTTCTATGTCTCCCATCTTGTCCATCCTTCCGATGGTTTCAAAACACTAAAACTTTACCATAAGTTTTGTGGTTACAATCCAATTGTTATAAATTCATACTCTGATTTGAATAGTATTTTTCCTATTGCAAATGACCATCAATTTATTATGTTTGAAACTGGGCATGAACATGAAAGCAGGGGATTGCTCAAAGCTGTTTCGTGTTTTCTTTGTGACAATACAAAAACACTTGAAGAGAAAAAGATTATCAATTCAAATGCAGAAATGTATTTTGATATTGATGATGCCTTAGTGAAATTGTGTAATTTTCTCAAGCTGTTTGATGTAAAGTTTATAGATAAAATTGGAAACAAATCCATTGGTATTGTTTATATGTCATTTGGGGAAAAAGCTTTGCGTGGTGTTGAAAGATCAATATCAACACTGCGAAGGATCGGATATTCATACCCGATCACAATTATTGGAAACATAAAACAGGGAGACAGAACCCCTAAAGGCTGTAATTTTATAAAATGGCAAGGCCAATCTCCTTTTGATAGCAGTAAAGGAAGAAATTTCCAATTTCGTGCAGGAAGAGTAAAGCCTTGTCTCTGTGAATTGTCTCCTTATGATTACACTTTATACATTGATGCTGATACTGAATATATAAAGCCAATTCATGAGGGGTTTGAATTGCTTTCAAAATACGATTTATGTATCACTCAAGAGAAAGGGACATTAGGAAAACTTTACAACCAAGTTCTTGCAGGTTGGGAAATAAATCTCTCTGAGAGAGATAGAACAATTTTTGAAATTGGCGATGATGCAGAAAACAAAAAATTTATCAATAGTGGTGTAATTTTTTTCCGAAAGAATGAAAAGACATTGAAATTATTTTCAGATTGGGGATCCGAATGGTTACGTTTTAAAGAATGGGATGAGCAATTGGCGTTTATGCGTGCTATTCATAAAAATAAAATTAATGTCAAAGAGTTTGATATTGATTGGAATTCTCCACATAAAACAACCTCCACGATTATCTTCCATAATTACGGGAGAGGCATTGTTAGATCAAATCAATAAAGGAAATGATAATGAATATCAATACAAAAATACCATCTTGGACTGATATAGCAGAGCGTGATTTATTGGCAAAACTCTCAAACGAAGTCCCCGCCAAAGGGTTGATCTTAGAGATAGGATGTTTGTATGGTGGGACAACCGCTATTCTTGCATTGTCGAATACAGAAGCAGAAGTTATTTCCATGGATAATTTCAGTTGGACGCCAGAAGGGTACCCCCAAACGTCACCAACCCTCACCAGACAGAACCTAAACGAAGCAGGGGTACAGAATGTACAAATCATCGAAGGGGACAGCCGTCGCCTCTGTAAGGGCTGGAAGCGTCATATTGACCTATTGTGGATTGATGGTGGACATTCATACGAGTTTGTTTATTCTGACTTATGCAATTTTGGTCCTTATGCTGATGTTATTGCTTTACACGATTATGGTAATCCGTTTTGGGAAACAATTTCAAAAGCTGTCAACGATTTTTTGGTAGCCAGCAAGAGCTTTTATATTTCTGAGGTTGTTGGTACTGTTGCTGTCTTGAGAAGGAAATAATCATGTTGCAAAAAGTTTTTTCTGACATTTATAAGAATAACTATTGGGCAACCCCTGAAACAAAATCAGGGATAGGCTCAACTCTTGAATGGACATACGACTTGAGAAAAGAGCTGCCTATCCTATTTGAGAAACTTGAAATCAAAAGTATCTTGGATGCCGGGTGTGGTGATTATAACTGGATGAGAAAAATCAACCTGAAAGATTATAAGGTACTAGCTTGTGACATTGTTCCTGAAATGGTTCAAAACAATACTATCAATTACTCCAACCTTGCTTATTTCTTTTATGCAGATATAACGAAAGATGGATTGCCACAAGTTGATTTGATCTTATGTAGGACGGTTTTATTTCATCTTTCGTTTTATAATGTCAAATTGGCTTTAGAGAATTTTGAAAAATCAAATACAAAGTATTTGCTAATGACAAACCACCCTCACATTACCATAAATGAAAATAAAATTGATGGCGATTTTAGGCGTCTCAATTTTTGTTTGTCTCCGTTCAATTTTCCTCCTCCTGTCATCAGTATCCATGACGGAGCAGGAGATGATGGTTATTTGTGTTTATGGAAAAGAAATGAGGAGCTATGAGTGCCTCGGCTGTTGATATTGCAAGACTAAGGCGAATGGTTGATGAACCTACTACCACAATCTATTCAGACGAATTGTTAGGTGCCTATCTTGAGGCGTGGCCTCTTGTTGACAAAAATGGTGTTTCATTCGAGGACGATAACTCTGCATGGATTGAAGCTTATGATTTACATGCTGCTGCCGCTGATATATGGGAAGAGAAAGCCGCTATGGTATCTAGCAAGCATGATTTCAAGGCTGATGGTGCGGATTATTCGTCCAATCAGATGTATGTAAATTATATGCAACAAGCAAATCAGCATAGAGCAGAACAAAAAGCAAAAGTAAAGTTTACCCCAAAGAAACCCAGCACCTCGACCTATTATCCCAATTATACTAATCCAATTTTTGATGAGGATGAGGAAAACGATTGGAATATGATTGAAGGACTTCTCTAATGTTAGATCAATCACAACTCGACCATATGAGAGAAAGACAAGACTTATCGTTGATGGATACTTGTCACCGCCTTGTGTATTCAGAAACAACAAATGATTATAACGAGGTGGTGAAATCATGGACTGAAAACGTTACAGATATAAAATGTGGTCTTGAGCAAAAGCAAGGCGAAGAAAGACAGGCGGATAAAAATGTTGTTGTATCGTACGATGCAATAATCCGCCTCCCCTTGCTTACAGTGATTGACATCAAAGATAAGATCAAAATCACAAAGAGATTTGGAGAAGCAATTACAGCAATTGAATATCAAATAGTTTCTCCTATTCAAAGAGGACCTTCTGGTATTCGATTGCTATTGAAAGAGGTAACGATATGACCGGGTGGCTTATTACAGGGTTGCTTTATCTTGTTATTGCAAAAATCAAAAGGTCATTTGCTCATATGCTTATCGGTGTTTTCTGTCTTGTTATTTATGGAGTTTTGTCATGAAATACTCCATGAATGTTGATATGAAGCCTCTTGGTGACGCTTTACGCAAATCAAAGAAGAATACATCACAGAATTTAGGTAAGGCTGTCCTTGCTGGCTTATTTCAACTTGAAGCAGGGGCAAAGATACGAGTAAGGAATAATTTCAAACAAAGGACTGGTAATCTTGCTTCCAATTGGGAAGTAAAACTTGATAATTCTTCTGATACATCAGCAGAAGGTCATGTTGCTCCTCTTGTTGTCTATGCTCGAATTCAAGAACTTGGAGGCGTTATCAATGCCATCCATGGAGCTTTAGTCTTTCAAACTGATGATGGAGCGTGGCACAGTGTCAAAGCAGTAACAATCCCCGCGCGCCCGTACCTGCGCCCAGCCGCGGATGAGGATAAAGATGATATTTTCAAAGCAGTTGGAAACGTCTTGCAAGACGCAATAGAAGGAAAATAATATGGCAAAGATCAATGACCAATATCTTGATATTGAAATAAAAGAACGCGATGTATTTGCCAATTTCAAGGTAAGCGTACAAATCAAAAGAGATTGGCGAGGAAGAATAGGTTTGTTTTTTATCAAGATAGGTTGTAAGTTGTCAGGTGCTCAATTTGTTGAAGAGTTTCCTGTTTCACTTATACAAAACGATCAACCTGTGGAGATTGACAATGGCTGATATTTGGAAAGCTCTCCCTCACTATCTTGAGAACAATGCCGGGCTATCTGTTTTGGTTTCTGACAGAATTCGACCAATTAGATTGAAGCAAGCAGAAACATTGCCTGCCATTTCGTTTCAAGATATATCATCCAAATATACTCAAGCACATAGAGAACCTTCTGCCCTTCCTTTTCCTCGTTTTCAATTCACGATATTTGCCGGGACTGTTTCGAGTGTAACAGCAGTCGCCAATGCTTTGAAATTTGCCCTGAGTGGCTACAAAGGCAATATGGGCATAGGTTCTTATTTGACAATTGTGGAGGCGTGCTTATTGAAAAATGAATTTTCAAATGATGACCCAGAGATTGGTGTCTTTCAACGTTTTCAAGACTATGTAATCCAATATAAAGAATAAGGAGATATACAATGCCAGACAATAGACAAGGTGGTTACGGTGCAGTTCTCAAGATTACGGTAACAGCAGTTCTTACCGCAATCGTCCATGTAATGGATATGGAATTTCCTGAATTTGAAAAAATTCTTGCAGAAATTACCGCGCATGACAGCCCGGGTGGTTACGCAGAATTCATTTCAACAGGAAAACGGAAGCTCAATTCATTCACTGTCAAGTTGGTTTGGGACATTTCAGAAGTAACTCATGCCGCAGTTGTGGCCGCTTTCGATAGTGACAATAGCGTGGAGATGTCTGTTGAAGATCCAAATGGTGATGAGGTGATTGTATTTGATGCTCAAATTTCCAAGCTGGGCCGTATTGCAGAACAAGAAGAAGGTTATGCCTGTGATGTCACAATCCAACCCACGGGTATCCCTGTTATCAATGGTGGTTCATAATGACAATTATTGAAAACAAAATCCTTTCTCATGACGATATTCTCAATGCAAATGATATTTGCATTGAGAAATTACCTGTGCCTGAATGGGGAGGTGTGATCTATGTCAAAACGTTGACAGGAGAAGAGAGAGATAAAATCGAAGCGGCAATCATTTCGATTGGCGTAGATGGCAAACCCAAACAAGCAAAGATGGAAAATCTTCGCTCTCTTGTTGCGTTTTATGGTATTTGTGATGAGCAAGGCAAACGATTGTTTACAGAGGCGAAAGATATTATTTCTCTGACAAAGAAATCTGCCTCTGCCCTTGATAAGGTTGTTGCCAAAATTCAATCAATGAGTGGGATGTCCCCTGCTGATATTGAAAGTCTTGTGGGTGATCTAAAAAACGACCAACCCGCCGTTTTGCCTTTCGCTTAGCGGCAAAACTTGGGATATGGAATGTTAATCAATTACTGAGAGACATTCCATCTTCCCTTCTGTCTGAATGGATAGCGTTTGCAAAACTTGAGCCATTTGGCTTCGATGCTGATATGTATGGTCACGGTATAACAGCTTCAACGATTGCAAATGTCAATAGACGTAAAGGGACAAAAGCTTTTCAGCCTTATGATTTTGTTCCCAAAGATAAGAAACCTGTAACGCAAGGTGCGTTTTTTGAAAATCTAAAAACACTTTTGACACTAAACAAAAATGGTAAGAAAAAGGAAAATAAATAATGGCTACCACAGTTGCAGAATTAATGGCGACATTAGGACTTGACTCTTCCAATTTTGATAAAGGGATGGACAAAGCAGAAACAAAAGGAAGCAGTTTCCAAAAAACAATGCTTGGATTATCAAGTGTTGGTGGTGGTATTCTTGCCGCAGGTCTCGCAACTGCCGCAGGTGGGGCAGTAATCTTGGGCAAAGAGTTATACAATGACGTTCAAATTGCTATGGACGCCGAAAAGGTACAGTCACAACTCAACGCAGTTATAAAATCAACTGGTGGGGTTGCAGGCATTACAGCAGATAAAGCCAATGAGCTTGCTACTGCATTATCTCAAGTAACAATGTTTGACGATGAGGCTGTATTATCAGGGGAGAACATGCTTCTTACTTTTACCAATATCGGCAAAGATGTTTTCCCAGACGCTACTGAAACAATGCTTGATATGTCCCAGGCTCTTGGTCAAGATTTGCAATCTTCTGCCATTCAATTGGGTAAAGCGTTGAATGATCCTGTAAAAGGTATTACTGCTTTGCAAAGAGTTGGTGTATCTTTTACAGAAGAACAAAAAACAATGGTAGAGGAAATGGTAAAAGCCGGGGACACAATGGGTGCTCAAAAATTTATTCTTGCAGAACTTCAAAAAGAATTTGGAGGCTCTGCAAGAGCAGCAGGAGAAACATTTGCCGGGCGTTTAGCTATTCTCAAAAACACAATTGATAATGTTAGGGAAAGTATAGGTGCAAGATTAATTCCCATCGTTCAAAGGCTTATTGAATGGTTTGTAAAAATATACAATAGTCCTGAGTTCCAGGAATTCTTGAATAAGGCAATAGATAATATTATTGCGTTTGTTGAAATTGCTGCAACCAATATCCCGAAATTCATTGAAGGTTTTCAAAAAGCCTTCAAGTGGTTGGCAGATAACAAACCTGTTGTGATTGGGATACTTGCCACCTTGGGTGTTGCCATACTTGCATTTGCTGTTACAAGTGCAATTGCAATATGGACAGCTATGGCGCCATTTTTGCCTATCATTGCAATTATCGTACTTGTTGGTCTTGCTGCATATTCTCTTTACCGAATATGGACAGAAAATTTTGGAGGTATTCAAGAAAAGTCAAAGATGTTTTTTGATTGGCTTAAGAAAACATGGGATGTAATTTGGGCTGCCTTGTTACCTATATTCGAGTATTTTGTGGCGCAATTTAGATCATTACAACAAGCGTTTCAAGCCGCTTTTGCTGGTGATTGGGAAATGGTGGGTATGAAGATTAGAGAGATTTGGGACAGAGCTTGGGGTATTATTAAGAATATCGCCTCCACTGCATGGCAAAATATTAGAATAGGGTTATCAAATTTTATTTCCAATATCATAACGAAATTTCAAACAACAGATTGGCGCTCTATTGGGATAAATATTCTGAAAGGTATAGTTAATGGTATGCTTTCCCTTGAAGGTTGGATGAAGTCTCAAATCACAAAGATAGCTGGTAATATTGTTGGTTTTTTCAAAGGCTTTTTTGGCATATCTTCTCCATCCGAATTGATGGAACAAATTATAGGTAAAAATATTGCCTTAGGTATCAATGAAGGGTTTTCAAACAATCTTGCACTTTCTCCTGTCTCTGTTATGGGAGAAGTGCAGGCAGTATCAAGTAGCGCTTTTGGTGGTGTAGGATCAAATAATGCAGATATTTTATCTGTACTAAGGCAATTGCTTGCCAAAAAAGATTTTGATAAAACAGAATTTGCAGAACTAATTGCCAAAGAACTTGCAAAGGTGATTTGATATGACAATATTTCCAGATAGCCAAACCATCGAAAGATGGGACGGGTCCGCATGGGTCAATATCACTAATTATTGTATTAGTGACATTGACATTACGGGAATAGGAATGCAAACAAGGGATTTTGGTGATCGCCTTGCTTCTCCTGGTATGCTTACGCTTACAATAAATAATAAGGATAATGTATTCGATGCCAATATTGATTTCAAAAGGAAAACAATATTGAAAATTTCAATCAATTGGTTGTCCTTGCAGAAGGTATTTTATTTTTATGTAATCAAAGCAGATCCATCAGAACACACAAGGCTAGATCAAACAATAGTAATTAATGCTGTTGATTGGCTAGGTCTTGCTTTGCGAAATTTATTGAGAAATATTCCTGTTGCTCAAGATAAAAGAATTGATGAGGCAGTTACCATGCTTTTGACGTATGCCCCAAATCAACCCAATGACATTGATTTTGATACCGGGTTGGAAACTTTCTCAATTGTATTTGATGCAATAAGAAACAGAAAAACTACTTTGTATGCAGAGCTTTATAATTACGCAATTTCAGAACTAGGATACATATATCTTAGAAATAACGAAACTCTCGTTATTGAAAACGCAAACGCAAGAAAAGGAACGCTAACACCAAATACATATACATACAAAACCGGTGAACTTGTAGGCGGTGCTTTAGAGAAAATGGATGGTGGTTATCTTCGTTTGATGAGTGGAGGCAAGATACTGTTTTCAAAGGAAGTAAATATCACAATAGGGCCAGAATTTCCACGACCAACAGAAATTAAACAAGATGATGGTGAAGTAATAAATAAAATTGTTGCAACTGTAAAACCAAGACAAGTTGATTTTGGTGTTGGGAATATATATCAACTTTATACATACAATTTATACAATGAAAATCCGCCTATTTCAATACCAGCAGGAGCGACAATAGTAATTGAAGGTGGGTACCCAGAAACAACAGACGGGAAAGTTCCTGACAGCGCCATAGATGTTATAGAACCTGTATACCCAGATTATTTTGGTTACAATTTAGGCCCTGATGGCGCAGACGATCTTGTCCATAATTTTGTTGCTGGTGCAGATAGTTGGAAGTGGGAAATAATAAATAACGGTCCTTCTGGAGCCATTACTTCCATTGAGTTTTTTGGAAGACCTATATTCAATCAGCAACCTTTGAGCCATACAGCAGAGGATGAGGCTTCACAGCTTGAGCATGATGTAAGGCCTACCATATATGATCTTGTTTATCGTCAAGATATTCAAGGCATAACAGATGATTTTAATTTACTGTTATCGAAAGAAAAAGATCCCAAAAAGATTATTACCAGTATTTCTTTTTGCGCTAATCTTGACAATGAGAATATGGCAAACTTCATGTTGACTGATATTGGACATTTACGCCATATTGTTTCGATGTCCAAAAATACTGATAAGTATGTTTTTGTTCAAGGGATTGAGTCTTTGAAAATAACCATAGGAGGAAATATATTTATCACCTATAAGGTCAAAGAGCTTGATAGATCATTATCATTATCACCAATTGCTATTCGATATAGTGGTGTAAATGCAAGCAAGAATGTTTTGATATTCGACCCATTACCAAAACTTGAAAATCTCATCCAGAAAACAATTTCTTTGTGGGTATATCCAAGGACAATTGTTTCAGGAGTACCATTTATAAGTAAACGAAGAGGAACTGGGCTAGATGATTATGGCTGGGAGGTTTGGA